CAACTCTGCCCACCACTCCTTCTTCTTTACTCTTTGCAATGCTGACTTCTGCCTATTCTTCTCCTTATACTCAGGATCATCCTTCCTAACGGCATGATACTTTGCTTGTGCTGTTGTTTGTGTCAAAAGAACCTCATCTCAAGTGTACTAATGGTTGCAAATGCAACACGTACTCCCCAGTGCATCATCCATATAAATGATGCGATGAAGAATAACTTCTCCTTAGCAGTCATGTCTTTGCTCATTTTTTATTCTCCTTCTCATCAAATAACCATACACAGAACCATAAGATTCCAAATATCAATGCTATTCCGATAATGTACTGCCAATACATGTACACAAGGAACGCACCAATCCAGAATAATAATGAACTAATGCCTTCTATTGCACCCATATCAAAACCTCCTGAGTTAGAATCGCCACCGACACGACGAATGTTGATAGTTTGTTGGGAACCATATACTCTCTCAAACTGTTGACGAGCACCATTAACTGATGCTGCTTCAACTTGAAGGTTTTGATAACCTCCTTTGGTTCCAAGATAACATTTTGCGTTCCAAGTTGCCATGATTAAAAGTTCTTAGGATGTGTAATTACATCACCATGTATCTCATCTATATTAGCATGATCAATAGCATCAATGTGATCCAAATGATCTATATGCTCAATATGACCATGATCAATGGTAATGTGGATAGATCTCTCTTCAATAAGAGTAGCAATCTTCTCAAGACTACTAGCAATTCTATCTAATTGTTCACTCATGATGCGTAAACCTCCCATTGTGATTTGTCTACTGATTCTCTGCAACACTGACATGTGAGTGCAGACCAACTAAAGTGATATACTTTAGAAGTTTGGGAGCATTTGGGACAGGTGATCCATTTACCATCCTGTCCTGCTCTTGTGTAACGATTGACTTTAGTCATGCTTAAGGTTACCCTCCTCATCATACCATTCATCTGTCACATTCTCAAGTTCAACAGATTCTTTGATCTTGTTGTATTCTGATGTTGTGAATGGTGGTTTAAGATTGTTAGTCCAGTCTGGTTCATCAGCAGGATTGTCATAGTACTTTGCAGGTACTATATTCTCAAGTACTTCAAAGATGTCATCAACTTCATTACAAAGTTCTTCATCATCATTGCCTTGAACATATCCTTCAAGGACATAAAGAATAGTACTGATCTGACCCTCAGTGAGAGGACAGTTGAATGTTTGTGGTTTGAAGAGTTTCTTAGGCATGGGGATCGTATTTGCGAAGGATGTAAAGTGCGAGGGCAACACCAACTGATGTTGAACCGAGAATGATTATTAGTAAAGGCATTGTTTTAACGAATGTAAAGGTAACCACCTGCCCAGTCTGCTCTGTTGTAGCATGCCATACGCTCTTGAATGATACGTAGGTCATATCTTACATGCTTTGCAGGTGCTCTCCAAGATGCTGCCTTGTAAACTTCGCCAGTATTCTTATCGACAAAAGCATGTACAGAGTTATCTGCAATGATCTTATGGTACTTACGTCCTGTTTGAATCTCAAAGACATAACGAGAACTATAAGCATTGCGATCATAGTCTGCTTGTAAATGAACGCATAGTTCATTAGTCCACTCAAGAACTCTTTCTTGAATAGTTTTCATCTTCACATCTTCGTACTTGTCGTAAGATGGAGAATCATATGTTAGTTCAACTGGTGTTGAAGTCATAAGTCAGTTCCCTTGAGTACCTCCTTATTATACACGCAGTTCCTATCCTAGTACATACAGAGTGTGCAGGTTACTAGAGTGGCATATTCTCTTCTGGATCTTTATTCAGGTAATATCCATGACAGTCAGCAATCTTTAGACACTCATCTAAATCCCACCAATAACCTCTATTTGCTGAAGTCTGTGTTCTTGGTTTATATACTCTACCATCAGTCATCCCCACAAAACAATGTGCCTTGCAATCGTCATCATCAGTCAACTGCAAGACTCTATAGTATTTTCTATTGTTGTCATCAATGATGAATGAACCTATGTTATAATTATTATCTAACTCTCTCTTCATAAACTTCTTCTTCTTTGCATCATCTTCGTGATCAGCAATATGATGATGCAATCTAAAATATTCTCTTGTCAATCTAAGACACAATAACCCTGTTTTTAGCATCACCTCTTCAGGTTGATACTGCCTTGCTGCTAACCTTGCAGCATAATCTTCTTTAATGTCATCTAACGACTTGATGCCCTGCCTATACAGTTGAAGAAGATCATCATCCATTCACGTTACCAAATGCTGTATTATATAGTTACCAAATGTTTAATTGGTTTCTTCTCTACATATTCTCCCGACATGTTGTAAAACAGTTTGTAGTTATCTGTTGTTACATAATGTCCCTTCAGTTCATTACCATCACAATGCCACCCATAACCACGGATGCGTTCTTCTATTCCATCAATGCGGAACTTCTTCTCTCCTTTTAGATAGGATTCATACGTTTGGTCTAGGGCGATCATTGGTTTACTCCTCGTCGTTAGGGTTAAAAAAGGAACCGAATGAACCACTTGATCCGTGGTCACGGTTCTCTAATGCATCTAGTATACCATCAGCACTCTGTATTGTATCTATGGATGAGATCATCTTAGCAATCTCTCTACAAATCATTGGTCGCTCATTGCGAGCAGCAAATGCTAAAGCATTACGAAGATTAGACTCTGCATCAGCAAGAGAGTCAATCACCTGTTCAGAAAGTGCCATACGATACAAAAGTGTTGGTTTAAAGATATATTGTACTGTATATATACAAATTCGTCAACTCTTAACGATTCCTTTATATTATGTGAACCAAGTTATGATAGCATAGCGTGTACCAGCGAGGACTGGCATAATCTCATGAGGATACATGAAGTTAGCAGGGAATATCACAACTGAACCTGCTGAAGGTTTAACAATATGCTCTCTCTCAAAAAATGCTATCTCTCCACCATCATAATCATCATTCAACATCAATGACATTGCAACTGTTCTTGGTCTGTCCTTATAGTTATCTGTATGTATAGTGTAGAATCCACCTTCATTATATCTCAATAGATCATAACCACTATCAGTACTGATATTACAATGAGGGAACTCCTGAATGTATCTAGAAGCAGCACCTCCTGACTTATCAAATATAAGTGTGTCTATCTTCTTCCTAATCTCTTCATTCTTACTGATTACTTCCTTCAAGGATATATGAGCAATCTCACATTTCCTGACGTTATCCTTCTTTACACCACCACCAACCATTGCATCATACCACTCCTTAGACTCAGCATACTCATCAAGTATTAACTTACATTCTTTATGTGTAAGTATATTATCATACACTCGTATATACTGGTCAAGATTATTTGCTTTAGGTACTGGTAGCACCTTAACTGGTATGTCTTCCTTCTTACGTGGTTGATCAATCACAACTTTACGTTCCTTATTAAAATAGAATGTGGCATACTTACCTCTACTCCTGACATAATGCATGAATAGTTGTGTGCAATTATTACCAAGGTACTCCTCTCTCCAGTGTGGTGCAGTCATACCAAAATATACCATAGCATCACCACGATTCAATACAACCTCTTGCTTCTGTCCTTTAGGATTCTGTATCCATATAGACCAAGGTTCATCCGATGCTAGATTCACAGTCAAAGAGATCTCACACTCTTCCTTATCAACATGTGGAGTTAGAACTGCACCCTTCTCATATATCCTTGCATAGGTATATGTTGGTAACACAGTCTCACCAACCAGTTGAGATACCTGTACATTCTTCTCACATAATAACTCTACAAATGAGATATAATCATACTTACCAAGACACTTATCTACTTGAGGATCATTAGTTATATCAAACTCCTCAGCATACAAGTTAAACTCATCTGCTAAGTCAGTTGCTCTCTCTTCTGATACGAAGTTGGGAACAATCATATAATTGTTCTCTATCAGTTTCTCATTCATCATTTATTATTTGCTTCCTTCCAATGCTTTATAAGGAGTTCCAACTCCTTTATCCTTGCTTCAGCAGTTTTTATCTTCTCATCCAGATTAGGGTTACTCATACATCTAACTTGCGAAGACGGAACGACAGTGCCTTACGCTCTCCTTTGTCTGTATGTATAACAGGTTGACCATGATCGTCAAGGGATATGTCAGTGATAACTGTTCTGACGTTTCTAAACTTACCAACGTCTATCTTATCACCAATTTTAAGTTCAATATTAAAAGAGTCCACAGCATTACTGGGTGTTCATCATCTTCAATATTATACACCACTTGTCAACTTCTGACAACTACGACATCCCCACCATCATCCTCATCATCCTCATCATCCCAATCATCCTCTATATCACTGTTTAATTGATCTATTCTATCTTGTAATGATCTAGTTAAAGGATCACGAGTATCCTTCTCAAAATTTACCACTAGTAGTTCTTCATCACCTTTAATCTCTTGAACCTCTGGATGATTAGAGTTTAAATGATTCTCTGGTTTCTTGTCCATTGGTTTGCTCTTGCCTTGATTGTATTTATTAATGTCTCTCAAATTAGAATACATTAAAGCAAATGCTCCACCTGCTAATACAGTAGAGCACAATATAAAAAGCAATACCTCAATCATCTTCATTTCTTAAATGCTCATTAAGAAGGAAGAACCATACAGTTCCAAGTACTATAATAGAGAATAACCTAATATTCTCACCATTAACAACAATCATCTTTCCTCTTTTTATTCTGCCTCTTAATCATTTTGGCATACATAACATCCTCCTTTGACCACATATCAGGATGCTTCTTACCTTGCTTAATCAATCTCTTTGCAGTCTTCCTTAAATCCTTACGTATATCTTCTGTCGTACCCACACAAACCTCATGGTTACTCAAACTAACTCCTCCCTATGTTTACTATTGGTGTGCTTTGCCACCTTGCTGCTGTTAAATTAAATGTTGAACCTTTATGTGCTAAGATACCCTTGGAATATGCTAATGCAATGAAGTCCATCAAGGATTCTAAGACATACTGATCATTCAAAGGACAAATCTTCTTAAACTTGTCAATCAAATCATTCTTGTCAACAATTTTATATTTATCTTTCCAATGAGTATAGTATTTAGCAGGTATATCAGCAGCAATGTAGTATTTCTTCTTACTATCCATCTCATTAAAGTAATTACTATCCTGAATGTACTGATAAGTATCAGAATCCACTACCTCATGACCTTCATTTAATTTATTATATAATTCCAAGTAATCATCCTTTAAATCAGCAGGTATAGAATTAACATCATCATCTGTAAACCATGTACCAGACCCTCTCCTCAAATGAATACTATGATACTTACCAAACAAAGTCTTAAACTTCTTATCATTCTTTGGATCTTTTAATGTAATGGTACTTATGAGATTATCATATGGTCCTGTTAAATTAGTAAGTGTCTTAGATTGGGTAACATTACCTGCCATACCCTGTAACCATGTCTCTTCCCATTGATCTTGCAAGTTCTCTGTGGTCTTATCCCAACTACCATCATCTTCAAATATACTATTTGGGAAGTTAAAGAACTCACTCTCAGGATAGAATTTCTTCTCAAAGGATAAGAGATACTCCTCTCCATATATTGATTGTGCTTGCTCCCAATGATATAATCTATTACCTAAAGCAGTATCAGTATGATGATAACCAAAACCAGTTCCATCAGAACCACCCAACAAACACCTCATTATTGGTTTATCATCTTGAATAATTAACTTCTCAATCTCATCAACAACTGGAACCTCTTCCTCTTCAAACATCATCTCCAAGTCAAACTCATCATCAAGTTTACTTAGATCAAAATTCTGGAACGCACTATCTCCATCTCTAGAGTTATACTTAACATCAGTATTCTCCTTACGAATCTGTTCATCCACAAATTCTTGAGACTCATCAACTCCAACTGCTTGATCAAAATAATTATCATCAATGGCATCATCAAATAAAGATTCATCAACTTCACCATCAAATAATGTTACCATAGGTGATAACTTACCATTAGGACCATCTGTCTTTGGTAAACCATCAAACATACCTTGACTATCTTTTGCAATATCCTCCATTTCATCTTGATTCATGAAGATCTCATCATGATCCTTCATAACCTGTTGTTGGATACGTTCTACTTGAAGTTCATGATCCTTCATTAAGAATGTCATCTGTCTCTTATGTTCCTTCTCATGCAATTCAGCATTAGTATATAATCTCTCCTTCTCAGTATCATGCTTCAATTCAATCTCTTTCATCTCATCATCATGATTCTTCTGCATATTATCCATCTGAAGTTCGAGTTCTTTCATCGCTTCTTCCCATGATACAACTCTCTTATTCTCTTCTTCTTCCTTTGCCTTCTGTTCTGCTATCTGACGCTCATTCTCTACATTATAATGATCAACATACTTTTGAATCTCCTCCTCTGTTATAGGAGTATTTGGTATAGCACTATCATATTCTACCCATCCACTACCATTCTTCCATTGAATCGCCCATAGATGCTCAATATCTTTAAAAGGCCAATTCTCTTTACTAAAGAATATACCCTTATCGTCAACTTTGATGTAACGATCCGCTTCTACTAACGTGAATACTTTCATTGCGATCCTCCAAGTTTATGAGTATGGTCATTGTCATCATTTGCATCTACCTCAGTAGCATTGATGATCTTTCTCTCTTGCATCATCTGTGCAGCAGCAGATAATACATTTATGTTATTTTCATTTGCCTTCACCATCTCATTCCTAAATGACTCAACAGCAGCACCAGTAGATCTAGATTGCTGTGATGTTTCTATCAATAACATAGGCAACCATGTTACCGCACATCCCCATTCATCAACAGGTTCACCTGTCTGTGGATTAGCACCTCTTATTTGTGTGTACCATGAACACTCAAGACCTTTACATGGTCCTTGTATCAATGGGCAAAAATCACCAGGTTTAAGTTGTGCCATAATAATATTATATATCTAGTCCAGTTCACATACTATAACATCTAAGTATTGTATTGCCAAGTTAGATGTTGCTGTATATGTTCCTTGAATTTGTACTGTACCACCAAAGGGATGATCATGAGGACCACCAGCAGCACCCTCGTTTACTCCACCAGTGTTAGTAGCACCATCTCTTACCCTAGATCCTACATTACTAAATGGTGTAGCATTTGAACCACCAGTGGGTCCAAGTAAGTGTTCGTGACTGTGCTCTGGTAACTCAGCGATTGATAGAGTGTGGTCACCCACCACCTTTGGTATACCTGAAGGTGGTAGAATAGGTTCAGTATTGTTTACAGTTATTGTTATATCTCTAGCAGCAGATAATACTGTGGTAAAATTAAACATACCACCAGATCCACCACCTGTTCCTGTTACTACTCTAAGTGATTTATTATTATATGCAGCATCAGTTAACTGAGTCCATCCAGTTGGTGCAGATGGTTCCCAGAATAACTTCCTTGTTCCAGCAGGGTACATCCAATAATATGAATTAATGGAATTATTAGCGTCTGCTAAATCAAATTGTACTCCATTGGATGTTAATCTTGCCATATCAACTGAAGGTGCATATTAGTACGTCAACATATTGGAGTCTTAAGTCAATCTGACCTGCTCCTGTAGCAGTAAATGTTGCTGATCCATTAAAGGGGTGATCATGTGGTTGTCCTATCTGTCCACTAGGAGATACTACATTACCTGTTGGTGATGATCCTGAAACCCTAAAAGTACCACCTCCACCTGAAGCAGAAGCAGTACCACCTGTTAATGAGTTATGAGTGTGATCTGGTATTTGTGATATTGCTAAAGTAGTACCACCAACTGTACCAGTTACAGTAGTACTAGCACTAAATGGTACTGCTAGTGATGATGTGTTGTTAGGGAATACTTGAGAGAATGTTAATCCACCTGCACCAGAGGTTCCACCAAATCCAAACCCACCACCTGTTCCATTGACAAGTCGTAATGCTTTATCGTTATGTGAATTTTCCTTTACCCATCCAGTCGGAGCTGCTGCTTGGAAGAATACCATAGCAGCACCCTGCTCAACGACACCATACTTTGATGCAAGTGAAGTAGAGTCTCCAAACGTAATTCCAGTCGCAGTTAATGTTGCAGACATTGTATAAGACTTTCTATTCCTTTATTCTTTATTTAGCACCTTTTTAGATCCGTCATTTATCCAGAACCCATCATCAGTCAATTCCCATCCATCATCTTGCATTGCTTTCCAACTACCATACCTCTCCATTGCTTCTTCAGTTAGATTCATCTTGATCCACACGGGCCAAAGTTCCTCTTCAACTTGAGGCATCTGCAATTCTTGTCTACGTTCTAATGCATACTCACGATACGCCTCTTGAGTCCACCCATCATTATATGGTGACTGTGCTTGCATCTCAGCATCCATCAACTTATAATCAAATAAGAGTTCTCTCTCTTTGTCTGGAGTATCAGTATCCCTGACGTAGACAGTCTTGCCACCGTCAGGGGACTCATAGATCTTTGCCATTAGAT